CTTAGATTGAACAGTCGGCAAATGTCGGCAATCCTCTCACCGCCAGCATAGCGTTCAAATGCTTCCTGCACTATTGGGGCGGTTGCGGGGTTTATAACCAGTCTGTGATTTTCAATTTTATAGCCCAAAGGAACATGACCGCCGATAGAGTGACCTTTTAAGGCTGACTCCCTCATACCACGGGTGATTTTCTGACTGAGGTCTGCGGAATAATATTCGGCAATACCTTCAAGCACGGACTCTAAGATGATACCTTCCGGGGTGTTGGAAATTGCTTCCGTGGCAGATTCTACCCGAACGCCGTTTTTCCGCAGCCGCATTTTGAATACGGCGCTGTCTTCTCTATTTCTGGCAAAACGATCAAGTTTCCATACGATGACCAATTCCCATAGTCCGTGTTTGCTGTCAGAAATCATCTGTTGAAACTGGACACGTTTCTCAATATCCTTTCGAGCGGTAGTCGCACGGTCAATGTAGATAGCGGTAATGCGGTATTCGTTTCGCTTACAGTATGCGATACAATCTCGGAGCTGACCTTCAATGGACTGCTCGGATTGCCGATCAGAGCTGAACCGCAGATAGAGAGTCACATTGATGTTACCTCGTACCAGCGTAGTAGGGTCATCAACAAACTGTTGCTGTTCCTCGGCGGTGAGCATAGATAGATCGAGGGGTAATTTTTTGGTTTTCATAGCAGCTTTCTCACCTCTGACAAGTCAACTAATTTCTCAGACAGCAGACTCTTTAGACGAGTCTGTTTTTTCTTTTTCTGTTTTCTTTTTCAATTCCATACAAAGAGTAATGACTTCAAATTTATCTAACTCGGAAATATTTCTGAATATTTCAAGTAGAGTGCGCTCTTGCTGGGTCATGTCATTTCGTTTTCCTGTTAGGAAATATTCTAAATCAACATCAAAATGCAAGGCTACTCCGTATAGTTTATCTACCTTTGGAAATGAAGTTGTCCAAGATTTAATTGTTCCGTTCCCTAAGCCAGACGCTTTTTCAACATCGGAAATGGCTTCGTTCCGTTCATCTGCCAACAGTTTTACATAGTCATAGACGGACATATAAATTTCCTCCAAAATATTTTTAGGAAGTTTTCTAAAACGCTATTGACATTTAGGAAGTTTCCGATTATACTCTCCTTGTAAACAACAACAAGTCAATAGGCAATAGAAATCCAGCCCCCTACCGTTTACTTTTTTTCGGCGGGAGTGAGCCAATGGTATTTGATTGGTGACGCACTCAGTATAGCATTGGATAATTTCAAAGTCAACAAGATTGTTGTTGTTGCTTACAGAATATCGAAAGGAGGTAAGCAGAATGGAAGGTCGCAAGTCCCTCCACGACCGTCTGCGGGAAAACAATCTGAGTTTTGTTTGGCTGATTGCCACTCTCGACCGAGTTGGTATCCATACGGACAAATCCGAAATGTCCTCAGCGGTGCGTGGAACGATTTCCGGCGAAAAAGCAAAGACCATTGTTGACAAGTCCCATGCTGTTTTGGACGAGTATGAGAACTTTATTCGTTCTGTGCGGGTATGAGCGTCTTTACGCCGGAGGTTCAACCGCAGGCACGGGTGCTGTGCCGCTCGTTGGCTCGGATTGTTCAGGAGTATTACCGTGACCCGCAGCACCGAGCGGAGTTTGAGAAATGGCACTTGGAGAAGTATGGCGAACCCTACGAATGGGTTCCTGAGAATAGAGGAAACGACAATGAGGAAGTTTAGAAAGGTTTTTGGAACCCTCGCATTTCTCTCATTCTTCTACATTCTCGGCGTTGTCGGTGCTGTGGAGCAAGACACAATGGCTCTCGGTGCAGGCATGGTTCGTATGGGTATCGGTCTTGGCTGTTTCTGGCTGTTCTGTGAACTGTCCGGTGCGTTCGAGCCTATCCCTCCGAGAAAAAGAAAGAGCCGCTGACGGAACTGGTACTTCCATCAACGGCAAGCGAAAATGCTCACTCTGATTATATCAGAACCTATTATTTTGTAAAGGAGAACTTTATGAATAGCACGATTGCGAAACTCGCTGACGAGTTCGAGAAGATGGAGAAGACCATTGCTTCTCAGAAGAAGATGATCGAAACCCTTATGCCTACGGGCTATGTCGATACCGATACCGTCAAACTCCACCTCAATTCCGTGCACGGGGTCATGCTCGGCGGTCGCCCCTCCTCGAAGCGCCGCAAGCTGGAGGATTGTTCTTGGGACGAGATCAATATGTATTCCTCTTTCGGCCTTGCCGACAAGGTGTTCGAGATCGGTGACACCAAGAAGTTCCGTCTGGCTGATGGCTCCTACCTGACCGCTCGTATCATTGGTTTTAACCATGACTACGCCGAAGATGGTACGCTGACCCACATCACCTTTGAAACCGTGGAAACCCTTGACGGTGACATTCCCATGAACGAGAAAACCACCAACGAGGGTGGCTGGGACGCTTCCTATCTCCGTTCCAAGCTCAACGGCAACTTCTTCAAGAACCAGCTTCCCGCTGATCTGAAAGCGGTTATCAAGCCCGTGGTGAAGATCACCGCCAAGAGCGGCAAGAATGAAATGCTGGTTCCTTCTGTTGACAAGCTGTTTGTTCTTTCCGAGCAGGAAGTTTTCGGTCGCAAGATTTATTCCTGCGGTGACGAGGGCAGATGGTATGACTGGTACAAGAAGGAAAACACACCCTATGGTAAGTGCAAGCAGAATGGTGAGAAGGATTGGAGATGGGAGCGTTCTCCTCGTTCTGGCAGCACCAGCTATTTCTGTCGTGTCGGCGGCGACGGCAACGCCACCATTGGCGGCGCCAGCTACTCGTATGGCGTGTCCTTCGGCTTCTGCGTTTGATCGAGTATCCCGTAAATCCCGCCCCGTCAGGGGCGGTGAAAGGAGTGAAAACATGAATGTCAATCGCAAGGTCGGCAACAGCTTTGAAAAAGCCCTTTGCCGTGATTTGGCGAAATGTGGTTTTTGGGCGCATAACCTCGCTCAGAACAGTCAAGGCCAGCCCTTCGATGTGATTGCTGCCCGGAATGGTGTCAGCTATCCCATTGACTGTAAGGACTGTGCCAAGGACATTTTCAAGATGGAGCGTATCGAGGAAAACCAGTTTTCCGCCATGTCGCTCTGGAAGGAAACAGGAAACGGCGAGGGCTGGTTTGCTCTCCGAATGATGAACGGTGCGGTGTATTTCCTCTCCTTCACATTCCTCCGTGAGCTGTCTTTTTTGAAAACCGTTCTCTCTGCTTCCGAGATTAGAGAGGTCGGTATCCCTCTCGGAGAGTGGGTGTCCAAATGCAAATAATCGTTGGCAACCAACTCCGAATTGAGAACCCGTCCGAGCAGTTGCTTACATGGTGTAAGAAGCAACTCATTCTTCCCAATCCCGAGTATGCCAAGAAAGTCCGTATGCACTTATGGGTTGGCAATACACCTGAGAAGCTGTACCTGTTCCAATGGGACGGTGACACGCTGGTTCTTCCCTACGGGTGCTTGAATGATGTATTGGAGATGGACGATTGCCACATGAAGGTCGATCTTCCTACGCCAACCGAGGTGGACTTCGGTTGCGTCATTCCACTTTATGACTACCAAGTGGAAGCCAAGGAAGCCCTGATAACCGCCTACTACGGTATTCTGCAAGCCCCTGCTGGGTGCGGTAAGACACAGATTGGGATTGCTGTTGCGGCAGATACAGGCCGAAGAACCCTCTGGTTGACCCACACACGAGATTTGCTCATGCAGAGCAAGAGCCGAGCGGAGCAGTACATGAGTCCTTCTCTGACTGGCACGATTACCGAAGGCAGAGTTCAAATCGGCAAGGCAATCACCTTCGCCACGGTACAGACCATGTGCAACCTCGATCTGAGCCAGTACCGTGATGTTTGGGATTGTATCATCGTGGACGAGTGCCACCGTGTAGCCGGAACCCCGACCGCTATGACGCAGTTCTCGAAGGTGCTGAACGCTCTGGCAGCTCGCCACAAGTACGGCCTGTCCGCTACGGTTCACAGGGCAGACGGTATGATTGCCGCCACCTACGCTCTGCTGGGTGGGATTGCCTATCAGGTGCCGGACGCAGCGGTGCGAGACAAGATCATGACCGTCAGCGTTTTGCCCCGTGCCACCCATCAAGGACTCAGCCGTGAGTTCTTGGATACGGACGGTACAATCATCTACGCCAAGCTGGTCAATTTCCTCGCCGACCGTTATCCCCGAAATAACCTGATTGTCGCTGACCTCGTGGCAAACCGAGATCATTACAATCTCATTCTCTCTGACCGGCTGACGCACTTGGAAACTCTGATGAACCGTCTTCCGCCCGACCTGAGAAGACAGGCGGCGATGATTGATGGGAAGATGACCTCCAAGAAAGCTAAGGCTCTCCGGGAGCAAGCCATTGAGGAAATGCGGCAGGGGCGCAAGCGGTATCTATTCGCCACCTACTCTCTGGCAAAAGAGGGCTTGGATATTCCCCGGCTTGACCGCTTGTACCTGACCACACCGCAGAAGGACTATGCTGTGATAACTCAGAGCATTGGTCGTATCGCTCGTACCTTTGAGGGCAAGGGGGAACCCATCGCCTATGATTATGTGGACGATGGTATCCAGTACCTCGTGCGAAGCTACAAGAAGCGGTGTACCACCTACCGCAAGTGCGGTTGTAAGTTCATCGAACAGGAGGTGTCGAAGTGAAAGTCTTAGTTGCTTGCGAAGAAAGCCAAGCGGTTTGTACTGCGTTCAGAGAGAGAGGTCACGAAGCCTACTCTTGTGATATTCAGGAACCGTCAGGTGGACATCCCGAATGGCACATCCTCGGTGACGCTCTTGAAGCCGTTAAGGGAGGGGGCGTGACTACAATGGACGGACAAATCCACGAAGTCGGAAGATGGGATTTGCTGATTGCACACCCGCCGTGTACCTATCTGACAAATGCCGGGGCAAGACACATTTGGAAAGGCGGTCAGTTGCAGCCTGATCGAGTGCAAAAGGGTATCTTAGCACGAGATTTGTTTATGCGTTTCTGGTATGCGGATATTCCGAGAGTGGTTATTGAAAATCCAGTTCCATCCAAGATTTTCTGCCTACCTGAGTATTCTCAAATTGTTCAACCTTTCCAGTTTGGACACGCTGTAACCAAGAAAACCTGTCTGTGGGAAAGAGGGGTACTCCCCTTGAAGCCAACAAACATCGTGGAACCGGTTAAGGGACGAAAGATGGTTTTGAAAAACGGAACTGTCCGGTACTCCTGTTGGGAAATGGACTGCGGCGGAAGCAAGGAAGAACGGGCAAAAGCCCGGAGCAAAACCTTCCCCGGTATCGCACGGGCTATGGCTGACCAATGGGGAGGTGCTATCAATGGCGAACCCTAACGGTCACTTAGTTCACGGTAAATACCATACCCGACTTCACGGAGTATGGCAGATGATGAAGCAGCGGTGTTTCAACCCTAACCAGCGAACATTCAAATGGTACGGCGGGAGAGGGATTACAGTATGCCCCGAATGGCTTGATTTCATGGGTTTCTATGAGTGGGCTGTGGCGAATGGGTATTCTGATGGGCTGACTCTTGACAGGATTGACCCGAACGGGAATTATGCTCCTGAGAATTGTCGCTGGGTATCGTGGAAAGAGCAGATGAACAATAAGCGGTCTAACCGCTTGATCTCTGCTTTCGGTAAAACCCTGACTGTTCAAGAATGGTCAGAAGCAACCGGTATTCACCGCTCCACCATTGTCAACCGCCTAAAGCTCGGTTGGACTTCTGAACAGGCCGTTACTCCCGGAAGAAGGTGTTGCCATGGATAATGTCTACATCTTTGACTGTGAGGTGTTCCAGCACGATTGGTTGTTTATCTTCAAAGAAAAAGCAACCGGGGAGTACACGGTAATTTGGAACGACAACGAAGCGGTTGACGAGTTCATGAAGCGAGAGCCATTGCTGGCAGGTTTCAACAACAAAAGATACGACAGGTTCATCCTGCAAGCGGTTCTCTCAGGCTTTACGCCGGAGGAAATCAAGGCAGTCAACGATTTCATTATCGTTGGTGGTCACGAGGGCTGGGAGTACGCCCCTCTCCGTGACTGCGGGATTTTCTTCGATCAATATGACCTGATGGACGATTGCCAGATGGGTTTATCCCTGAAAGCAATCGAAGCTCACCTCGGAATGGATATTCGTGAAACCACTGTTCCGTTTAACATCGACCGCCCTCTGACTGAGGACGAGAAGCGAGAGGTCGAGTTCTACTGCCGACACGATGTTGATGCAACCGACAGGCTGGACGATCTTCGCCAAGGCTACCTGTCCAGCAAACTCACGCTGGGTCGTGAAAAGGGGCTGTATCCCGCAAAAGCCCTCTACATGACCAACGCCAAGCTGACCGCTGCTTACCTTGACGCAGAGCAAAAGCCACACTATGACGAGCGGGAATATCAGTATCCGCCGAAGCTGCTTCGTCAGTACATTCCGCAGGAAGTGTTCGACTTTTTTGAACGGTTGAAAGGCAAGAGTATTCCTGACGAGGTAGTGTTCAAGGAAAAACTCGATCTGATGGTCGGTGGTTGCCCTTGCACCATCGCCTACGGCGGTATCCATGGGGCTATTCCGTGTTACCGAGAAGAAGCCACGGAAACCCGCTCTATCCGCAACAAAGATGTTGCCAGCTACTACCCACATCAGATGACCTTGAACGGGTATTGCAGCCGGAATATTCCCTCTCCTGATGTGTACGCCGCCACCATTGAACGGCGTGTCAAGGCAAAGAGGGCTGGCGATAAGGCCACGGCAAACGCTTTGAAGCTGGTGTTGAACACCACCTACGGAGCCATGCTGAACCGCTACAACGACCTGTATGACCCGCTCATGGGTCGCTCGGTCTGTATCTCAGGCCAGTTGCAGTTGCTCGAAATGGCGGAACATCTGGTTCAAGACTGCCCCACCTTGAAGATCATTCAGCTTAACACCGATGGTATCATGGTCAGCCTTGATGACTGCGATGTTCCCATGTATCAAGAGATCACGCAGGAGTGGCAGGACAGAACCGGCTTTGAGTTGGAGGAAGACCTTATCAAGATGATCTGTCAGAAAGATGTGAACAATTATGTCGAGGTTCCCTTCGAGGGCGACCCCAAAATCAAGGGCGGCGTTCTCGTTCGTGGGATTGCCCCGGCAGGAGCGTTCAACATCAACAACAACGCCTGCGTGGTCGCCAAGGCGGTCAAGGATTATCTGGCCTACGGCGTTCCGGTCGAGGAAACCATCATGCGGTGTGACCGCCTGCTGGACTTCCAGTTGGTCGCCAAGGCCGGGAGTAAGTACGGTGACGCTCTCCATGAGGTAGATGGTCAGATGGAGGTCGTGCAGAAGGTCAACCGGGTATATGCCACGGAAGACCATCGGTGCGGCACCCTTTACAAAATCCACCTCGGCACCGGCAATCCCGTCAAGATTGCTGGACTTCCCGCAAAATGTGTCGTAGACAACGACAATCACCTGACGATTGATGTAGTTGACCGTGACTGGTATATCCGGCTGGCACGGCGCTATGTCCGAGATTTTCTCGGAGAGAAGCCGCCCAAGCGAAACACCCGTAGAGTCAATTCCATCAAACGGTCACTGCTGGCGCTTTTGGAGGGTAACACATGAGAATTGGAATGTGGTCGGATTCCGTTGGATTTCCTAATCTTCCCCTCATGAAATTATCTGCCTACCATCGTTTGCAGGGTGATACCGTGGAGTTCATTCAGGAGGGAGGGAATTACGATAAGGCGTATCTCAGTAAGACCTTTAATCTGCCAGCAATCAAGAAGATACCGCAAGCACCTCCGCCGTTTGTTGCCGACGAGATACAAAAAGGCGGGACAGGCTATGCGATTGAAGTTGAAAATGGGAAAGAAGTTTTTCACAAGGCGCGTCATGCCGACCTGCCCGTTGAGATTGAACATCTTTATCCCGACTACGACCTCTATCCTGAATACAAGAACACCGCCTATGGTTTCCTGACGAGAGGATGTTGCAATGCCTGTGGATTTTGCATTGTTGCCCCCAAAGAAGGACGATGTAGTGTCCGGGTTGCCGATCTGAATGAATTTTGGAGAGGGCAAAAGACGATCAAACTGCTTGACCCAAATATTCTCGCCTGCCGAGAACGAGAGTTGTTGCTTTCGCAGTTAGTTGAGAGCAAAGCGTCTGTGGATTTCACGCAGGGATTAGACGCTCGTTTTATCACCGAAGATGTTGTCCGATTTTTGAACCGCATGAGAGTAAAAAACATCCATTTTGCTTTCGACTTCATGCGGAATGAGCAGGCAATTCTAAAAGGTTTGGCGTGTTTTAATCAGCACTACGAAAAGTCCCATTGGAACCTGAATTGCTATGTTCTCACAAACTACGATACTTCACTCGAAGAAGATTGGTACAGAGTTCAGAAGATCGCAGAATTAGGGTTCCATCCCGATGTTCGGATATATCAGAAAGGGACGCAACCTCAATTTTTGACTGACCTCGCAAGGTGGAGCAACAATCGCATGATTTTCAATTCAACCTCTTTCCCTGATTATGTTCCAAGAGTGGACGGGAAAAGTTGTCGAGAACTATACCCTGAAATATTAAACGAAAAGGAGATTTTTATTATGGCTACTACCAAGAAAGCCGTCGAGGGTGCGGCGGTGGATTATTCCACCATGAATGTGTTTCAGAAGTTACAGCTTGCCCGTGTGCGCTTCCTCGAAGCTGGCGTGGATAAGAGCGGCAAGCACATGAAGCTCGAATACAAGTATTTCGAGTTGGCGGACATCGTTCCCAAGGCCGAGCAGATTTTCCTTGAAATCGGCCTGATGATGGTTCCGTCCATGTACGGCGACAAGGCGACCGCTCGTGTCTACAATGTCAGCGACCCCGAAGACTACATCGACTTCGTAGCACCGTACACTCCCATCGCTCCTATCGTGTCCAACGCTGGCAATCAGGTCACAAACGAAATGCAGGCGACCGGCAGTTCCATCACCTACATTCGCCGCTACCTGTGGCAGCTCGTCCTTGATATTGTCGAGCATGACAGTATTGACAGCGGCGAGTACGATACCCCTCCCGCTCCTGCCCCCGCTACCACCAAGAAGCCGCCTGTGACTACCGCACAGCGTCAGGAAATCAAGGCTGAGTTGACCGGCGCTCCCGCTGGTGCCGCTTCTGCTGAGAAGGTCGGTGAGCTGAAAGGTCTGTTGAAGAAGCTGCTGGAAGTTGACGCAGAGCAGGAGTCTTTCGTTCAGACCATCGCCATGAAGACCGAGGGGTTCTCCAAAATCGAAGCTGACAAGTGTGACGCTCTGATCGAGGGCGTGAACAATATGCTGGCTGGCTACGAGATGAAAGCAGCGAAGGAGGGCTAAGGTATGGAATGGCTTGATGGCAATAAAATCCAGATTATCCCGCCCAAGCGTCCGAAGAAGTTGACCGGTACCCGCTTCGCCACTATCCTCGGCCTGAACCCGTGGTCTACGCCGTTCGAGATTTGGTGTGAAGTGACTCGTACCTACCAGAAGCCTTTCGAGGATACCATCTACACCATCGCTGGTAAGACCATCGAACCCAAGCAGGCCGAGTACATGAAGCAGACCTACTTCATGAGCAATCTGGTCACGCCGACCGATATTTGGGGTAAGGACTACTTCAACAAGACCTACGGGGACTTCTTCAAGGAAAGTCCTATCCTTGGCGGTATGTGGGACTACTTGCTCTACGACAAAGATGGTAAACCCACCACCGTCCTCGAAATGAAGACCTCCAAGCGTGTCGAGGACTGGAAGGACGATATTCCTGAATACTACGCCTTGCAGGCGGCGTTGTACGCCCACCTTCTCGGCGTGGACGATGTTATCATGGTCGCTTCCTTCCTCGAACCAAAGGACTACGATGACCCTGAGAAGTTTGTGTGCAGCGGTGAGAATACCATCACCCGTCCCTTTAAGGTGTCTGAGCGCTATCCTGACTTCGAGAAGAAGTATGTGAAGCCTGCCCTAAAATGGTGGAAGGACTTCGTGGAGAGCGGTATTTCTCCTGCTTTTGACGAGCGCAAGGACGCTGAAATCCTGAAAGCCCTCCGCACCAACAACCTGTCCCCCGAAACGGATATGGCGGCGCTGGTCAAGGAAGCCGAAGACCTGAAAACCAAGCTGGACGCTCATACCGCTGAGGTGGCTGAGGACGAGAAGCGGTACAAGGTCTTGACCGATATGATTAAGAAAGCCGCAATCGCTCAGTTCCGTGACGGTGACAAGAAGGTGTCCATCGCTGGCTCTGCCTATAATTGGGAAGTCAGCCGTACTTCCACCACGAAAATCGACAAGGACGCTATGAAAGCGGACGGTATTCTGGCGAAGTACACGACCACCGAGGACAGCTACCGCATTTCCCCGAAAATTATCAAGGAGGATTGACCTATGAAGTTTTCTAAGTTCGTGAAGTCTCTTGCCCCTGATGGCGGCGCTATCTACGAGTACATGGGCGAACGCTGGCTGGCTTCCCCGTCCGTACTCATGCTCATTCCCGATGGTATCCGCAGCGTGACCGGGTACAGCAATGAGACAATGCCCGATGGTGTTGGTCACCTGATTTCTCAGGTCGGTTGCACCGAGTACGCTACGCTGGTCAAGGCGGTCATGCCTGAGCCGGACGGTGCAATCAAAGACTGTATCCGTATCTTCGCCACGCAGGACAGCACCATGACCCTTCCCGTCACCAACGATGACTGGTCGCTGATCGAGAAGTCTGACTTCTGCGAAATCCTGTACGCCTACGATCTGGACAACGACAAGAGCGTACCGAAAGCCCTGCTGGTCAAGCAGTACGCCAAGTATCCCGATGACGAAGACCAGTTGGTCGGTATCATCTTCCCCTGCGAGTACACAGAACAGCTCAATTTCTACACCATGAAGGAGGACAAACACAATGGCTAAAATCGGACTCACCGAGGGCTTCACCCTCATTCCCGAAGGTACTCATGTCTTTCAGATCACCGATGTGAAGTACAAGGAGGACTTCGGCAAGCTGGAAGTTTATATGCAGACGCAGAACGGCAGCAAGCATATCGAACGCTTCTCCCTTCTGAAATCTGATGGCTCTCCCAACGAGGGTGCCTACAACGCTTTCAGCTATTTCGCCAAGACTGCCCTCGGCAACTTCGACCTGACTGAGATCGACCACACCGACCTGATTGGTCACTTCATTGAGTGTGACATCGAGCATGATGTTCAGGAGAACAAGAAGAAGCCCGGACAGAGCATTACCTTCGTCCGTCTGGCCGATAAGCGCCCCTCTGAGGGCTGGGGCGGCTCTGGCAATACGGTTGCTACCCCTGCCGCTAAAACCGCTCCTGCGGCTTCTCAGGTGGCTCAGAAGACCGCCCCGAAGTCCCCGATGGATTTGGCAGCTCTCCTTGGCTGATACCGGGAGCGAGGGAGGGCTAAAATAAAACGCTCTCCCTCGCCAATGGTCTGTGGAAAACTATGTTGAAAGTGAGGATAAGCTACAATGGCAGAAGCCTATATTTGTTCGCTCTCCAAGGTTCAGCGTCACGCTGAAATCTGCAAGGAGATCAACAGGCTCTATGAGCAGAAGAACCATGACTACGGCGACAGCTTCCACCAGACCTTCGTTGAAGAAGGAATGGCGATGGCTCGTATCCGTTTGGGCGATAAACTCAGCCGCTTCAAGACCCTCTCCCGTGGCTGTGAGCAGAAAGTCAATGACGAGTCTATCCGGGACACCCTGATTGACCTCGCCAACTACGCCATTATGACGGTGCTGGAAATGGAGGTGGCGGACAATGGATCCTCAGAAGAAAATTCTTGATGTGACCTGTGGATCTCGAACAATATGGTTCAACAAAAATCACCCCGCCGCAATTTATGCAGACAAACGAGTTGAAGAAATGTACGGTGTTTGGAAATCGGGAAACGGACAGTCCGAGAGATCCTGCGTTATTGCTCCCGATGTTCAATGTGATTTTACGGATCTTCCGTTTGATGACAATTCGTTTGCTCTTGTTGTCTGGGATCCACCCCATCTGCGCCATATTGGAGAAAACGCATGGTTGGCCAAAAAGTATGGCCGACTCGACAATAACTGGCCGAAAATGCTCCATGACGGTTTCAAAGAGTGTATGCGTGTGCTTAAACCCGATGGGGTATTGATTTTCAAATGGGCAGAAACACAGATCCCTGCCACCGAAGTTTGGAAAGCGATAGGTCAGCGGCCTTTATTTGGACATCACAGTGGGAAGAAATCACAGACCTTTTGGGGCTGCTTCATGAAATGGAAGGATACAAATGATGACGCTGAATGATTATCAGAAAGCCGCCGAGCGCACCTCCGGCAACCTGACCCCGTGGGATAAGGTTCGCAACGGTTGTTACGGTCTGAACGGCGAAGCCGGAGAGTGTATCGACATTCTGAAAAAGACCGAGTTTCAGGGTCACGACTTCGACCCGGAAAAAATGGTTGACGAGCTGGGCGATGTTCTCTGGTATGTCGCACAGTTGGCGACCGGCTTGGGCGTGACCCTCGAAGATGTGGCACAGCACAATGTCGATAAGCTGCTGGCTCGTTATCCTGACGGGTTCGACAGCGAAAAGAGTATTCACAGAAAGGAGTACGAAAATGCCTGACTGTTTCTCCAAGTCCGAAGTGACCGATTTCCGGAACTTCATGAAGCTGCCTGACGGAACGCCGCTTGTTTCCGATGACATGATAGAATACCTGATGGCCTACGGCTTCTTCACCGCTCCCGCTTCCACCAAGTATCACGGCAATTACGAGGGCGGTCTTCTGGAACACTCCTATATGGTTACGAAGTTCCTCCTGACGCTCACTCAGGACAATCATCTGATTTGGCACAAGTCCCGTTCCCCGTACATCGTGGGTATGTTCCATGACCTGTGCAAGATTGACCAGTACCGTCACCCTGCGAGTGATTTGGTCGTAGACGGAATGTTACTTCCCGACCCGTCCAAGTGGGAGTATAACCCCGACACCCTCCTGAAAGGTCACGGTGATAAATCCGTCATGCTTCTCTCTCAGTTCTACACGTTAACCGAGGAAGAAATCATGTGTATCCGCTACCACATGGGCGCTTTCACCGACAAGTCCGAGTGGAACGACTACACCAGAGCAGTCCACCAGTACCCGAATGTGCTGTGGACGCACCAAGCCGATATGCTGGCAAGCCATGTTGCGGGGGTGTAAAGCATGAAGATCATTGAACCGTCTGTGGAGCTTATTAACGCTCCCGATTATAAGACCCTTCTGACTACCATCGAAGCCGCAGGGCGCACTTGCTACAAGTCCGAGGACAAAATCACGGACGGAAGCGCAGAGAAGTTTGTCCGGGGTATTATCAAGCGGGGTCACGAAGCTGTCATTGAGCATGGCTCTCTCTCAGTTCGCTTTGTCTGCGACCGGGGCGTGAGCCACGAAATCGTCCGTCACCGTCTGGCGGCGTTCTGTCAGGAGTCCACCCGGTATGTTGCCAGTTCCAAACGAGACTGTACCGTAAATAGCGAAGACGATGTTCTTTACGCTTACAACGAAGCGGGATTGTCTATGAAACGGATTGCCGACAGAAGCAACGATAAGTACAGCGAATATGATGTTTCGGAAATCCTCCGTAAACATGATACTACTATCCGGGAGCATGGTCGCAGAGGAACCATCAATAGCCACTATTTTGAAACCATTGATACACCCGAAAAGGCATTCCTGCTGGGGTTCATTATGGCAGACGGCAGCATTCGCCGTGACTCTTATCAGCTAACCATTTCCCAAAAAGAATCTGAATCATGGTGGCTTTTGAACATGATTCGAGAGTTTATCCAACCCGACGCAAAGAGCCTAACGGTAAGTGATTTTCAGATTTCTACTGATCTTCGATCGAAGGGTATTATTCCCAATAAGACTTACGAATCCACAAGTGAGACAGTAGACCTCTTGTGGAACAGCGTTCCCGCTGAATATAAGCCGGACTTTCTAAGAGGATTGTTGGACGGTGATGGGTCTATTCGTTGGTTTTATCAGAAACCTACATCCAAGACTCAATCCTGTCATATTCAGTTTACCGGAAATCGCTATCTCATGGAGAAGATTAGAGATTTTCTGTCCGCCGAATTGGGTTATACGACCACCATTAAAACGGATTACTATTCAGGTGTTCTCCGTCGAGTGGTTATTACCGATAGCGGTAAAGGTAAACAGCTATGTGACATGATGTATCGAAACTTCAAGTTTCCGTATGGTCATTCCAAAACGGCAAGGTATTATGAAGCCTTTGATCTCCCTATCCCTATCGCTTTTCAAAAACCTTTGGTCGGTGACTTCAATGTTATCTTCCCAAGTACATTGGGTGGTAAATCACTATGGCATTGGGGACAGGCTATGATGAAGTCCGAATTAGCTTATAAGGCGCTGATTGAAAGCGGTTGCACTCCGCAGGAAGCCCGGTCTGTTCTTCCGAACAGCCTGAAAACGGAAGTGGTTATGACCGCAGATATTAGGGAGTGGCGACATTTCCTGAAACTGCGTTGTGCTATGGCCGCTCACCCCGATATGCGGGTTGTTGCCAATATGCTCCTGACCCTGCTAAAACAGACCTACCCCGTCTTCTTCGAGGACATTGAGGTATGAGGGTCAAGAAAGCTGGCGGCAAGGTGTTTGGTGCGGTTCTGAGTGCCGCCGAAAAGAAAGCGATGGACATGGAAATCAATCGTCAGATCGTGGAAGCTGACAGGCGGTACACCGATGACATTGACGCTATGGTGCTTTACACCCTGAGAGTCCATCTTGGCTTCGGCAAGAAACGCCTGCGGAAGTTCTATGACGCTTTCTCTGCCGAGCATGACCGCCTTATCCAGTATTATCAAATGCCGGACGATTACACATGGCTCTGCAAAGAAATGTTGAAGCGTATCGGCGTTGATGTTGAAGCGTGGAACCGTGAAAGGAGAGAACCCGATGAAGCTGAAAAGCATTAACGGCAAGGTGCCGTATATCATGGCTGCCGGAAAGGACTTCGTGAAGGACGAAATGTCGCTGGCAGCGGCAGAGCAGATTTGCTCTTGTGGAACGCAGACCACCAGCAAACGCTTTCCCGATTTCCCCATCTGCGTAGACGATAAGTTCTATTTTGCTGGCACCTCGACAAAGCCCAAGTCCGGCAAAGCCAAGGCCACTTGCGAGGGCTGAGATTTTCAATCTTCCTGTGGTTCGTCACCATTGTCGTTGTCCTCTGTCTGAAACTACCCACGGTTGAGGTCGAAGAACCTTCTCCCATTGTCGAGGTGGTAGAGGTAGTCACCCCGGAGCCAGAGCCGGAGGTGGCACCTCAGCCGTGGACAGACGAGGAAGTGGTACTGCTGGCGAAAATGCTGTGGGGAGAAGCCAGAGGGGTCAGCTCCGATACAGAGAAAGCCGCTTGTGTATGGTGTGCGCTCAACCGTGTCGATCAGGGCTACGGAGATATAACGGCGGTCGTAACTGCCCCTTATCAATTTGTAGGCTACCGAGAGGGAAATCCGGTAGATGACGAGTTGATTACTCTTTGTATAGATGTACTGACCCGCTGGTACGCAGAGAAGAACGGACAGACAGAGGTTGGTCGAGTTCTTCCGAGTGAATATTTATTCTTTTCGGGAGATGGAGAACGAAACCACTTTCGCAACGCCTACCGTGGCGGTGATAGATGGGACTGGTCTTTACCAAGTCCGTATGAAAGCTGAGGTGACAATGATGTATGAGAATATCCCCGCCGAACTCCGAGAGGAAAAGGCATGGGTCAATGTGTGGGACGGGTCGAAGGTTCCCATGCAGGCGACCGTGAGAAAAGCGGCTTCATCGTCCGACCCGAACACATGGTCAAATTACATTGACGCTGAACACAATGTCCAGCACGGCTACTATGACGGGCTTGGCTATGTTTTTCATGGAAACGGGATAATCGGTATCGACATTGATGATGGCTTCTCTGATGGGCTTCTGAACCCGCTGGCAGCAGACATTATCGGTCGTTGTCAGTCCTACACGGAAAAGTCCCGAAGCGGGAGGGGGGTTCACATTCTCGTCCGTGGAGAGCTGCCCTTCAAGGGTAAGAACAACCGTGCCGCCGTGGAGATTTACAAGAGCAACCGCTACTTCATCATGACCGGCAAGGTTTTGATCTTCTCCGAGATCGTTGAAAACCAGTCAGCGATTGACTATGTGGTTGAGAAGTATTTTCCCGATGTTGTTAAGGACAATAATGTCCCTACCAACGGTGCCCGAATATATTCTCCAGTCTACCGCCGCCCTGAAAATGGCAAGCTGCGTTTGAAGCCTGAATACCCGCCTATCACACCGGGAAGCCGAAACCTCAGCCTGACTTCTCTGGCGGGTCAACTTCACAACCAAGGATACACTAAAGCAGAGATTTACAAAGAACTGCTGTATGCGAATACTCAGGCATGTAAACCGCCGCTCCCTCAGTCCGAAGTCGAGTTAATTGTAAACTCTGTAACGAGGTATAGACGATGAGTGCTATCAAGTGTTGTCATGGTTGCCCTGACAGATACGCTGGCTGTCATGCGAAATGTGAGAAATACCAGCGTGAAAGAAAAGAATACGAGCGGCAGAAGGAGCTTGAGAAACGCCAAAAGGCACGAGAGATCGACTACTATGACCGCTTCAAGTATTGGAGGTAAATATGGCTGATGAAATTATGACCGCCGCCGAAGAAGGTCAGGAGCTTTTTCAGCTCTCCAACGGTCGCTACATCATGGACGAAGCTCAGTCCCGTGTGATGTTCCAAATCAAGGAAGCACAGCCTGAGCATAGCCACCCGATCAGCGGAACGGGGTATTCGTGGGACGAGTCCGGCATGGCGGAGCTGTTCTCCGAGTGCTACAAAAACGATACCCGCTACTGCCCCGAAGCGAAAAGTTGGTTCACCTACTTCGAGGGTGCATGGCGCAAGGACACGGGTTCCCTTCTGGTGGCTGAGAAGATCAAGGAGTTCTGCCGCCTGATGGCTCTCTACTGTGGGGAGATCGCCAACGAGGAACGCCGCAGCGAGTACATGAAGTTCATCGTGAAGATGGGCGACCGCCGTTTCCGTGACCGACTGATGAAGGACGCAGCCAGCGTTCTCCCCATCGCTTCGGCGGAGTTTGACGCAAATCCCTACCTTATCAACTGCAAGAATGGCACCTTCGACCTCGAAAAGATGGAGTTCCGAGAGCATGACTGGCGTGACTTCCTGACCATGCAGACCAACTTCAACTACACCTTGCAGGACGCACGGTGCCGCCGCTGGGAAAAGTTCGTTGCTGAGGTCACTTGCAATGACGAGGACAAGGTCGACTATCTGCAAAAGGCGCTGGGCTACTCCATGCTTGGCATGGCGAACGAGGAATGTATGTTCATTCTCCACGGCAAGACCACTCGCAACGGCAAATCCACCATGCTTTCGGCAATCCACCACCTTCTCGGTGGCTATGCGTCCGTGTCCCCTGTGTCGATCATCTGCAAGGCAGAGCGGTCGAAGAACGCAGAAGCAGCGAACCCTATGCTGGCTTCTCTGAAAGGTAAGCGGTTCGTGACGATGGCTGAGAGCAACCAATACGGCAAGCTGGACGAGGAAACCATCAAGCAGCTCACAGGCGGCGAGGAAATCAAGGCTCGAAACCTCTACGAGACTGCTACGACCTTCCTGCCGCAGTTTACCCTATGGCTCTCCTGCAATGACCTTCCCACCGTCAGCGATAAATCCCTGTTCGCTTCCGACCGTGTGCGGGTCATCGAGTTCAACCGCCACTTCACCGAAGCAGAGCAGGACAAGAACCTGAAAAACGAGTTCCAGACGCAGGAAGCCATGCAGGGCATTTTCTCTTGGCTGGTCGCTGGGTACTTCAAGTATAAGCGGTTCGGCCTGAAAATGTCCCCCGCTATGCGGAAGGTGGTCAACCAGTACGAGCGTGACAACGACCTGTGCCTGCAATTCCTTGAAGAACGCTGTGAGCAGGCCGAGGGAGTCAACACCCGCTCGAAGTCCCTGTTTGACGCATACAAGATTTGGTGTAAGTCCAACGGCTACTTTGCCTGTTCCGCCAAGCGGTTTAACGCCGACATGGAAGCACACCCTGAATGGCACGGCGGCAAGGTCGTGTATCAGGGCTATCCCGTCTACAAGAACCTCAGACTGAAAGGAGCGTCCTGATGTTACCGATTAAGTTCAAAGAAGCAAACATGACCCTACTGAAACCAGCGTCCATGACGGACGAAGAATGTAAAAGCTTGCCCGTTTTCACAGATGGCTTTGAGTGTGTGAGCTGTTGGAAACTAAGCTGGAAAGAGCGCCTTTCCGCATTGGTATTCGGAAAAATTTGGCTTTCTGTTCTTAGCGGTAAAACTCAACCTCCTGTCTGGTTGGCTTGCTCAGACACCGTGTTCACGGAGGAAAGCGATGATGAAGCCTGAATACTGTCCCGATTATGTGGGCGTAGCTTGCATTGATGGCACTTGCCCTGCCGCCAACCGTGAAGAATACGCCGAGCGCTGTATGCCTGTCATTTCCTGCTGCCGGGACTGCTTCTACTACGAGGGTTGTAAGGACTGTGCAATCTCTGACGATTGTGACCGAATGGAGGATAAGCATGAAACCTGAGAAGAAGAACCTCCGCCGCATTTCCATCGTGGTCACGGCGCAGACCAAGGGCAACCTTGAACGGCTGGCGGCGGTCTGCGGCTACTCGGAGATCGGTCGGGTGGTTGACAAACTCACCCGTGAGAAGATGATCTCCCTCCACGACTTTGAAAGAAAGGAGAAATACCATGCGATTGATGGGAAACCGACCGCCGACACTGTGTCGGTAGTATATGGTCGTTGGGTTAACGCTGATGATGGCCTTATGTGTTCGGCCTGTTCTAAATATGTGGATGATAAGATTTATATCGACTATGCCGGTTATATTGCGGAGGATTTCCCATTAACCTTTTGCCCTAACTGTGGCGCTCGTATGGACGCTAGTGAAAGTGAGTCAAGGTGATAAAGGTGATAAAGGTGAGTGTTTTTGCAAAGACTTTTTTCAAATTGGCGTATTTTGAAAAATCGTTTTTCGTATTTTAGGTGAGTTAGGTGAGTAATCGGGCATAAATGCCTATAACTCTCTCTTATACGCGCGTATATAGAAATAGTTATAGGGAATTGCACCCGATTACTCACCTTTATCACCTTGGCAACTATGAAAGGAGAATACGACTATGGCAGATGAAATTGTGAAAAAGCGTACTCGGCCTGACCGTAAGGACGCTATGAGCGTTCATACAGAGCCGGGTGACAATCGAAAATATCTGGAACATTCGATGGTCATGCTGGACTGGCCTGATGTGAATGTGAGAGAGCCTGAACAGGTCAAGGAGCGTATGGGTATGTACTTTGCTCTGTGTTCCAGAGATGATATGAAGCCAAGCGTGGCAGGAATGGCATTGGCTTTTGGAGTGGATAGAACGACTCTATGGAAATGGGCAAATGGGGTAGATAGTAAGACTTTGCCCCCGGAAAGCCGCAACTTGATTAAAAAGGCGTACCAACTTTTGAACGCTCAAATGGAAAATTATATGCAGAACGGGAAGATCAATCCGGTCGCCGGTATCTTTCTGATGAAGAACAACATGGGCTATGCGGACAAGCAGGAGGTCGTGTTGACACCCAACCAGCAGCTCGGAGATCAGGTTCCCGCCGAGGACTTGGAGAAGAAGTATCTCGAAGATGTGGTCGGTGCGTCCAGCGACTATGACTCGGAGGACTGAGCGACTTTCACGACTATGGCTTACGACTATGCCGAGCGACTTTGCGACTATCCCACGACTTTCACGACTTTCGTCCGAACGACTTTGCGACTTTCCGGCGAGGGTCTGCGACTATGACAGAGCTGCCGATCTCCCGCTCCGGGGTCGGCGGCTTTTTCATTCCCGGCAGGCGGGGCGGCGGGTGCTGGTGGGCGCTGCCGGGATTCCGGCCTGATCGGCGGCGATGATTTTTCCCTTTTATATATATATATAGTGCGGAAAAGTGTACTTTTTCAGACGGCGCAGAGTGTCAATAAAAAACTTGAAAAATTATCAATAAAACGCTTGACAATCAATAAAACGCTTGATATACTCTAATCATCAATAAAACACTTAATGCCGATTGATGAAAGGAGTTTTTACAATGTTGAAAACCAATAGCAAGAAAGCCGTCGAAAATATCCGGGCTTATATCGTGGACGGGTTTACCCCGGAAGGGTACACGGACAACCCGCCGCAGGATTTCCCCAAGATCGCCGTTTTTATCCTTGATACTTTCAGAAATGAAAAATACTGGTGTCCGCAAGATGTCCGCTATTATCACGGTTGCGAACAGTTAGCGTTCCGGGATTGGTGCGCCGGGTTGCCGAGTGTCTTTGACACCTGTTATTTCTATAACCGTTCTGCGGTTGATGATCTCGGCGCAATCCTCGAAGAAACAGAGCAGGAAAAAGCCCGGTACACGGAACAGCAGGCCGAACAGCTTTTAACAGACCTGATCTATAGAGAGCTTTTGAAGGGAGCGAAAACAAAATGAGAAAGTACACATTGAAAGAGCTGCGGGAGCTTGTGCGGCTCGGCGTGGCTGAAAATTACACCAATAAGCCGAGCGAGTATATTTACACGCTTCACAGGCTTGAAAAGGTGGGCTATTCCACGGGCGTTTACGGTATCAATGGCGGACTGGTAGAGGACACCGAAACCGGGCAGTTATACGCCATTATTGGCCGTTGCGCTAACTTGTTTATCTTGTTTTAAGGGGGTTATATCATGGTTAAGTATGATAATTGCAAGAATTGCGTGAGCCATTGCGAACACGCCGGAAAAGATCGGGAGTTTGTTTGCCCAGGTGGGGAGTCCTGCAAAGTGCTTTACACGCCTGAAAGAGTAGCAAAAGCGGCAGCTGATTTTGTAGGGGCTATAAAGCTCATAGCCACCAAGCCGGACAACCTCGACAACCTCGAAAGTTATCTATCTTGGCATTTCCCCGAATGGGTTGAAAAGTGGGCGAACAGCCCGGAAGACCTCGCCGCAGAAATGAAAGAGTTTGCGAGAATGGAAATATAAAGGGGGTTGCAATATGAACATTGATAGCATTATGAAAGAGCTTGCGGAGTATATCCGCATGAGCGAACAGATCGCCGCCACGGTGGACGGGCTGAAAGACCAGTTAAAACAGATCATGCAGGAGCAGAACACGGACACCCTAACAGGGACGGAACACAAGGCCACATATAAGGCCGTTACAAGTTCCCGCATTGATACCACGGCATTAAAGCGAGAGCTGCCCGGAGTGGCTGCACAGTACACCAGAGCCACGGAAACAAGGCGCTTTACATTCTCGTAAAAGGCGGTGAACAGATTGTATATTATTCTTCTGTTGCTCCTGTTGCCGTTTCAAATCCTGATTGAAATATTGAAATTGAATAAATGACAGGCCGCCCCGGTGCTATTCCGGGGCGGTTCTTTTTGCGCTTTTCGGCCTGATTTGATCGGCGGGAATGGGTGACGGGGGCGGGGGATATGCCAGCGGCAGCGAGGGCGGGGTGAGGGGTGAGTGGCGATTGCAATTTACATATCTTCCCCCTACATTTGCAAAAATTCTTGAAAAATAAAAAGGAATATGCTATACTATCCGTGAGGTGATAACATGAATTATACGGAGCAAATTCAGCAGTCTTTCTACAATCAGCGTATCGGCACGGTCTACGGCTGCTTTGAAGTGACTGATGTGGAATACGACCCTGAACAGAAGCGGCAGCTCTGGACACTCCGCTGTGTTCATTGTGGGCTGGTCAAGCAGACCTACAATGGCAAAGATTACGCTAAGGGCAAGAACCACGGGATTTGTAAATGCCAGCACACCAAAAAGCTGTATTCTGAAAAACCGCAAAAAACAAAAAAGGCACTTATGCAGGAACACCCCCTGTACCGAAGATGGAAAAGCATGAAGTCAAGGTGTTATTACAAGACCGACAAGGATTACCGCAATTACGGTGGTCGTGGCATTACCATGTGTGACGAGTGGCGGTATGACTTTTGGGCGTTTGTGGATTGGGCGATGGAGAACGGCTACCGTGAGGGGCTGACCATTGACCGCAAAGAAAACGATAAAGGCTATTCTCCTGAAAACTGCCGCTGGATTACCCGTTATGAGCAAAATCAGAATAAGCGAAATATCCCGCTCTATGATGGTATGACGCTTCCCGATTGGTGTCTGGAACATGATGTTTCTTACGAACGGGTTTCTGCCGATCTACACCGAGGCGTTCCTTTCGGGGACGCTGTGAAGTCCGCTGCCGAAAAGAGAAAAGCAGATGATTTTATTGCCGCTTGCAATTCGTTTGGTGTGCGAACCGACACTATGCGAAAAAGAATGGCAAAGGGGTTGAGTTTTCAGGAAGCTCTTGATTTTAAGGGGAACATGGGAAAGCGAGTATATGTGATTGACGGTGTGCAAAAGCCCCTGTCCGAGTGGTGCGAGGAATACGGTATTACGGTTCCCGCTGTGGAATACCGTATAAAGAAAAAAGGCATGAGTTTTGAGGAAGCCTTGACTACACCAAAAGCCCCCGGCTCAAAAATCCGCAAAAAATAAAAAGGTCAATTTCAAGAAAACGCTTGACAATAAAACACTTGATGTGTATAATAAAGCCGAGGTGATAAACATGAGAGGTCGAGAAATCCTGAAAGAGATCATGGCTTCCAAGTCTCTTTCCAACGCTGAACTCGCAAAAAGACTCAATGTCTCTAACGCTACCATTTGGGAACGCCTGAACAACAAAAATGTCAAGGACATTCCCGTGTCCCTGCTGACCACCATGCTCAGAGCGATGGATTACAAGGTCATCGTTGTTCCTGCCAATACCCGTCTGCCGGAGGGAGGTTTTGAAGTTGAATGACGCATACAAGCTCGTTCCTCACGGCGAGGTCATCAAGAAAGACGGCACCGTGGTCATTCCGTCCATTTTTATGTTCAAGGGCGGAGCGGGAGAGTGCTACCCCTTCCTGAAAATGTGTGGGGATAATAACTGTATTGTTCACTTCAAAAACGAAAATCTGACAATCTATCCTGATAAGCAAGATGACAGCGTATCCCTGAAACTTCTCATTTATCTTGCGATTGCGGGAAGTCACGAGTTTGGCGATGACTTCATTCGATATCTTGGAAACATGGACAAAATGTCGTGGGGAGCGGTGAGTGTTCAATGAAATACTTTCTTGGTCGTGTGTCCAGTAAGGAACAGAACCTTGCTCGGCAACTCAAAATCGCTCGTGAGAAGTTCGATATTCCTGACGAGAATGTGTACTGCGACAAGATCACAGGAAGCAGCTTCGACCGTCCTCAGTATAATGCTCTGAAAGCCATTGTGCAGGAAGGTGATGAAGTCATCGTCAAGGAGTTCGACCGCTTTGGGCGCAATAAGGACGAAATGAAGCGGGAGCTGGAATGGTTCAAGCAGAAGGGCGTGATCGTCCGTATCCTTGACATTCCGACCACGCTGATTGACTTCAAAGACCAGACATGGGTGCTGGAAATGGTCAACAACATTCTGATCGAAGTCCTTGGTGCTGTTGCCGAGCAGGAGCGCAAGAAGACCAAGCAGCGGCAGGCGGAGGGTATCGCCGCCATGCCGGTTGTCGATGGTAAGCGGGTGTCGGTGAAGACCGGCAGAGGGTTCGGCAGACCCGCTTCCGAAATCAATGACGAGCGGTTTGAAAAACTCGCTCAAAAACAAAAAGACGGTCTTATTACCGTGGCGGACTGCTGCCGGGAACTTGGTATCAGCCGCTCTACATGGTATGACCGGGTGAGAAAGGTTGGGTGAATATGGCGTACTACCAGTTTTCGCTTCCCATGACTGCCAGTGAAAGCTATCAGCTTATCAAGACAGTCTGTGAACGGTCTTGTACTATCAAACAGGACTGTCCGAATGAGAGCATTGAGGTTCGGACAAAGTTTCGTATGGGGAAGGGTTCTCTCCCATTTGTGTTCTATCTGAGAGAAATTGAAGATGGAACCGAGGTCATGGTCAGTTCGGATAACGCAACGCTTACGGGGGCTTTAGTGGCGATGAACGGAAATAAACCGGAGAGTGTTTGGGATTTGCCGGATAAAGAATGGAGTGATCTTATTGAGGATTTCCGAAAGGAATACCCAGCTTTCCCTCTGCAAGTCGGCAAGCCGGTTCCGATTGCCGCCGAACCTTGTGATGACGGTGTAGGGCAGGAGTCAATCAGCCGGGGTAAAAATGTATCTCTTGGCAGAGCGGCGGTCGGCGGTATGATGTTCGGCAGCGCCGGTGCCGTGGTAGGAGGTTTTAGTGGCACCAAAAAGATCATGAGCCAATCTCGAAACATCTTTTCTGTTACCGTCCTTTTCAGGGTGCTTTACAGCAATGGGAGATTGATTGAGAGAACGGTCAAGAAAAACAGCCGGGAGTTTGCCGAGTTGATGGCAAAATCCAGATACTAGGCTTCTGCGAGGGCAGGAGTAACAGCCATGACGGGCTATCTGTGTAGAAATACACGGGTAGCCCTTTCCCAAAAAGGAGGAAATATGAGAGAAAGTGCAATCAATGAAAAATGGATGGGTCAGCGCTTCGGACGCTTGACCGTTTACGGATTTGAGCATTCCGATCAGCGTCACAAATGGCTTTGGATTTGCCGATGTGATTGTGGCAAACAAGTGGTAGTTCTTCCGTATCTGGTAAAGAACGGACATACTCTTTCCTGCGGTTGCTTGCAGAAAGAGAAACTCAGCCAAGCGTCAAAAACGCATGGTCAGAGCAGTTCTCGTCTTTATCGCATTTATAACGGCATGAAAAGTCGTTGCTACAATGAGAAACAGGCCAGTTATCCGAACTACGGTGGGAGAGGGATTACTATTTGTGATGAATGGCTTCACTCTTTCGCCGTTTTTCAGGAATGGGCACTCGCCAATGGTTATTCCGAAGATTTGAGTATTGATAGGATAGACAACGATGTGGGCTATTCACCTGAAAATTGCCGCTGGGTGACGAGAACGGAACAAAATGAAAATACCAGAAGTAACAACCTTGTCACCATCAACGGTAAAACTCAACCTCTGTCTGCGTGGGTGAGAGAACGGGGGCTGAATTACCATACGGTGTCGTTTCGTATTCATCAAAAGCACATGACTCCCGAACAGGCATTGGAGGTGTAACCAGATGGATAATAAGATGATTTTTAATGCTATCTGCGTTCGAATGGATAGCAACCCCCTCGATACAGTCCTCTACACGGACGCTTTTTCATGTTTGAGAAACGAGGGCGAGTCTGATATTGCAACCGCCTGTGAGTTAAATCACCAGCTAATGAACCGAGTTGCAAAATCTATGCTGCTTGCTAAAGAGAACGGGCAGACGAAGGTTATTCAAAGCCTGCATGATGTGTTCAGGAAGCAGCTTTTCTATTCCGCTCCCTACTGTTTAGATGATTTTGCACGAGCTATCGAGATTGACCGCCCTCCCCACAAGAGGTTTTACGCCCCTCGCCGCCATTATCTTCGTCCGATGGTGCAAGGCTATCAGGATGTATTAGACGGAAAACTGCGCCTGTTGACCGTTTCCATGCCTAAAAGAGCTGGTAAGAGCCAGACCGAGATATTGTTCACACTTTTGCTGTCGGGGCGATTTCCTGATAAATCTACACTCATGGAGGGTACGGGTGATGACCTTGTAAAGAGCTTCTATAACGGTTGTCTTGAGTATTTGCAGACTCCGAACGAGTATAACTACTATGACATTTTCCCCGCTGTTCCGTTGGTTCAAACTAATGCCGATACAAAGACCATTAACCTTCTAAATAAGTCCCGATTTCCAACCGTTATGTGCCGATCTATTGACGCAAGGCAGGTCGGTTTGTCGGAAGCGAGTAACGCTTTGATATTGGACGACTGTGTGGAAGGTCGTGAGGAAGCAAAGAACCGCCAGCGGCTCGATGATAAGTGGGAGGTCATCTCCGGCGATATTATGGGTCGTGCCATTGAAGGTACGCCGATGGTGTTCACCGGCACCCGATACTCCCTGTATGACCCCATTGGTCGTGTGCAGGAACACGCACAGCGGGAAGGTTGGGCGTGGAGAGCCATTGAGATACCCGCCCTCGATCTCGTGACTGACGAAAGCAATTATGAGTATGAGCGGGAGGGCAAGAAGGTCTTCACTACCGCTTACTTCCGGGAACAGCGGGAGCTTTTGAGTGCCGAGCAGTTTGAGAGCGAGTTCCAGCAGCAGCCGTTTGAAGCGAAGGGTCTGCTGTTCAACAAGGACGAACTGAACTATTTCTTCGAGCTGCCGAAAGACCGTGACCCAGACACCATCATCGCCGTTGGCGACACGGCGGAAAGCGGCTCGGACTCGACCTCTATGCCGGTGGCGAAGATTTACGGCAATGATGTGTATATCGTTGATGTAGTCTTCGATGACTCTCCCGCTGAGGTGACGAAGCCGGAGTGTGCCAAGTGCCTGATCGAGAACAAGGTCGCTTCCGCTGTCTTTGAAAGTAACAACGCAGGCACCTATTTCGCCAGAGATGTTGACCAGATCATTCGAGATCGAGGGTATTCCGTAGGTATCCGCACGAAGCGCACGATCTCCAACAAGCAGACCCGCATTGAGTTCGCTTCCGACAACATCAAGAAGAACTTCTACTTCAAACACCCCTCCACCTACAAGCGGGGTGACCAGTATTGGAACTTCATGAAGGAAGTGACCACCTACACCCGCTCCGGCAAGGTACCGCATGATGACGCTCCTGACTCCCTCTCCCTGTTGGAGAACGAAATCCGTATGTTATCTGGGGGTAAAGTGGAGGTCTTCAAGCGTCCCTACTGAGTCCTTTACTTTTGTTGTGGCGAATGGTATAATTAAGAGTTTACTATTGACAAGCATTGGAGAGTATAGTACAATGATAAGAGAGAAAATAGGTAGAGGGGAGGTATTCTGTCTTGGGCTGTTTCGGTCGTAAGAAAATCTTTACCGATGTGACGGAGATCACACGGGACAATGTGTTGGACGTGCTGAGAAAGGCGCTTATCACGCATTGGTCGAACAAGGCGGATATGGAATACCTCTACGCCTACTACAAGGGAAGACAACCAATTTTGAACCGTCAGAAGGAAGTCCGCCCGGAAATCCAGAATAATGTGGTCGAGAACCGTGCCAACGAGATCGTGTCCTTCAAGGTCGGCTACTTGATGGGCGAACCCATTCAGTATGTCAGCCGAACCGATGACAAAACGGTTGCCGACAAGATAACTACCTTGAACGGCTATTGCCTTTCCGAAGATAAAGCCGCAAAGGATAAGGAGCTGGCAGATTGGTTTCACATTTGCGGCACAGCGTATCGCATGGTGCTTCCCGACAGCGTGTTTGAGAAGGAAAGTGACGAAGCCCCCTTCGAGATTTATACACTCGACCCTCGCTTTGCTTTCGTAGTGTATGCCAATTCTATCGGTGAGCCGCCCGTGATGGGCGTGAAGTACATTCAGCGGTCGGACGGTGCGGTGATTTACAGCATTTACACGAAAGACCGTTACTTCGAGGTTGAAAACCAGAGCATGATCGTGCGAGAGGAAGCCCAGCCGCTCGGTATTCCCATCATCGAGTATCCAGCGAACAATGCTCGGTTGGGCGCTTTCGAGATCGTACTTCCCCTGCTGGACGCTATCAATACTGTGGACAGCAACCGTCTTGACGGTGTGGAGCAGTTCGTTCAGGCGCTCATGCTATTTCACAATGTGGACATTTCCAGCGATGACTTTTCCAAGCTGCGAGACGAGGGCGCTATCAAGTTCAAGGACATTGACCCGCAGTATAAAGCTGAGATCGAGTATCTGACCTCTGAGTTGAACCAGAGCCAGACCCAAGCACTGGTCGATCATCTCTACAATACGGTGCTGACGATCTGTGGTATGCCGAACCGCAACGGCGGTACTTCCACCAGCGACACGGGTTCTGCGGTCATCATGCGTGACGGTTGGTCAGCGGCGGAAGCCAGAGCGAAAGACTCCGAGTTGATGTTCAAGCTCTCCGAAAAGGAGTTTTTGAAGCTGGTTCTGCGTATCTGTTCCGATTTGAGCGATCTGGAATTGAAGCTGTCCAATGTGGAGGTTCGTTTTACTCGCCGTAATTATGAGAACATCGCTCAGAAAGCGACCGTGCTGACCACCATGCTCAGTAATCCCAAGATTGCCCCTGTTCTGGCCTTTACCCACTGCGGTATGTTCTCCGACCCGCAGCTTGCCTATCGCATGAGCATGGACTACGCCGAGGAACAGGAGAAAAAGGCCGCTGAACTTGCCGCCAAGCAGAAGGAGGTTAATCCTGATGGAGGAAACAAGAGAACTGAAACTGACCCCGGAAGCGGTCAGCAAGATTGAGGAAATCTTAAAACATCGTAATCAAGCGGAAGTCAAGGTGGAGGACAGCTCCATCGTGATTATTGAGATACGCCGGAAAAAGAAATATTGAGTGGGTCAGGCAAGGGCTTGACTGACAGCCGTGGGGCTACTGATACCGAAAAGGTATTGGTAGCCCTTTTATTTTTCCTTCCAATGCCCTCGGAGTTTTCGGACAGTCCGTGAAAGCTCGGTCTTTTCGGAGACATGAGAAAGGCGAAGACAATGATTTGACCGCCGCAAGGCGTTGAATAGGCAGAGAAGCCTTAAATCACAAAACGGAGAGAACCGTAAACACAAAGGTAAAGTGCGGAGATGCACTCTAAAAAGCGCAGAAAGGAACGATTGTATGGCAAAGATTGATGTTTCCACCATTGAGGGCTTTGCGAATATGACCGCAGAGCAGAAAGCGGAAGCCCTCGCAAACTACGAGTTTCCCGACCCTGATTATACCGGCTATGTGAAGAAAGATGTCTTTGACAAGACCGCTTCCGAGCTTGCGTCTTGGAAGAAGAAGCACAATGAGCTGCTTTCTGAGGAAGAGCGCAAGAAGCTGGAAAACGAGCAGATGTTCGAGGAAATGAAGAACAAGCTGGCGGGATTGGAAAAGGAGAAGACCGTTTCCAGTTACAAGGCGAGTTTTGCCGCACAGGGCTATCCTGAGCCGCTGGCAACCGAAGCCGCTGCCGCTATGGCAAACGGTGAGATGGATAAGGTCTTTGCCGCACAGAAGAAGTTTCTGGAACAGTATGAGAAAGATGTAAAGGCCAAGGTTCTGAAAGACACCCCTAAGCCCCCTGCCGGTGGTAAGGGCGGTGAGATGACTAAGGCTGATTTTCTGAAACTCGACACCAAAGCCCAGATGGAGTTTATCAAGGAACACTCTGACTGGCAGACAATTTTGAAGTAATTATGGAGGTAAAACACTATGGCTACCTATCTCGGCTATCCGTTTGACCCTGAGCTGTTTAACTACAACTGGGCAAACGCAAAAGACCCCACCCTGACCGCCATGTTCGAGAGCGGCGCTGTCGCCCCGAACGCAGAGCTGGCACGGCTGATCGCTAACGGCTCTGACTTCTACACCCTGCCCTTCTACAAGGTCATCGGCGGCACTCCTGAGAACTACGATGGCGCAACCGACATCACCCTGACCGACCCCGCTGGCGGCGCTCAGAACGGTATCGTGTTCGGTCGTGCGCACGGTTGGAAGGAGAAGGACTTCATCGTTGACTACAACAGCGGTGCCGACCCCATGCAGCAGATCGTGTCTCAGGTGTCCAAGTATTGGCAGAAGCAGCGCCAGTCCATCATGCTGAAAATCCTCAATGCGGTCTTCGGCGTGACCGGCAGCGGCGAGTTTGCCGGTTGGGCGAACCACACCACCGACCTGTCTTCCGCTTCTACCACCGTTGCGGACGCAAACAAGATGGGTGCGACCACCATCGGTGACGCTATCCAGAAGGCCGTGGGCGACAATCAGGACGCTTTCCAGCTTGTGTTTATGCACAGCAAGGTCGCTACTAACATGGCTGGCCTGAAACTGCTGGACTTCCTCAAGTACACGGACGCAAACGGTGTGGAACGCCCCCTGCGTATCGGCACGGTGAACGGCATGACCGTTATCGTGGACGATGGTTGTCCCACTACTGCCGCTACGAGCGGTGAGAGTGCTAAGGCGGCGACCTACACCACTTATGTTCTCGGTATGGGCGCTATCCAGTACGCCCCTGCCCCCGTGAAGGTTCCTTCCGAGCTGACCCGTGACGCTCTCAAGGGCGGCGGCTATGACGCTCTGGTGACTCGTATCCGTGAAACCATGCACCCCAACGGTTTCAGTTTCACCAAGCCTGCTTCCGGCTACACCGCTTCTCCCACGGACGCTCAGCTTGCGGCTTCCGCCAACTGGTCTATCGTGGCTGACCCCAAGACGATTGCGCTGGCGAAGATCATCACCAACGGCTAAGGAGGTTCACCATGTTCTATGTTTCTGACGGAAAAGTGTATGTGCGGGAGGGAGATCACTTCCGTAATGTAGGCTTTACCGCAAAGGACAAGGTGATTACTCGGCGTGAACTGGAAAGTACCTCCGTGGTGATGGGTACGGTGGTTGTTGATACCCTCGACAACCCCGTAGCCCTCACCCGTGAGGAAATCATCACCAAGTTCAACCTGTCCGAGGAAAATCCCATTCCCGTTATCAAGAAATCCCGCAAGAAGTCCGAAGAACCCGTTGAGTGATAGGAGGTGGAAAGCATGACGGACGCTGAAAAGCTCCAAATGGTGAAAGCCATGACCGGCGAGACAGACGAGGACACGCTTTCCACCTACCTTTCTATCGCCGGAAATAAGGTGTGCCGCAAGGCATACCCCTTTGACCCCACCGTGACCGCCGTTCCCGACCAGTACGCTCACATTCAGGTGGAGATTGCCGTGTATCTGCTGAACAAACGGGGTGCCGAAGGGCAGACCGCTCACAGCGAGAACGGTATCTCTCGCTCCTATGAAGACGGTGATGTGCCGCCTACGCTGCTGAGGGACATTGTTCCCTTTGCTTCCGTGATGGGAGGTTGAGAGTGTGAAGACGCTGAACCGTAACAAATCGCCCTTCTGGTATCTGCTGTATGACGGTAAGGTTCCTGCCAAGGACGAGTACGGCAACGAGACCGGTGAGGAAATCGTGTCTTACAAGCCTGCTGTGGCGATGAACGCCAACATCTCGGCGGCGACCGGTTCCGCTCAGGTGGAGCAGTTCGGCAATTTCGCCGGGTACGACAAGGTGATCGTTACCGATGACCTGAGTTGCCCCATTGACGAGAATACCGTGCTGTTCATCGACAAAGAGCCTGTGTATGACGAGGACGGGAAACCGCTCTACGATTACATGGTCAAGCGAGTCGCCAAGTCTCTCAACTCCATCTCCTATGCGGTAAGCAAGGTGACGGTATCGTGAAGAAGGTTGCAATCACGCTTTCCGGGAGAGATATTGACCACCTGATACGGGAGGTCGAGGACTGGAAGAACTGGCTCTTAGACCGTACCACGATCTTTCTTGGGCGGCTGGCACAAGAGGGCATGGAGATCGCTTCCGCCAAGTTCGAGCAGGCTGTCTACGATGGCACCAACGATGTTTCCGTAACGGTAGAACCTCGTGGGAACAATGTCCGAGCGGTCGTAGCGACCGGCAGAGCAACGCTGTTCATCGAGTTCGGCACAGGCGTGACCTATCCCGATAACCACCCCGAAGCCGGAGAACTCGGTATGAAGCGTGGTGAGTACGGTCAGGGTCACGGCAAGCAACAGTCTTGGGGTTATTACGGCGAACCCGGCACGAACGGGTTGCTGAAAGAGAAGAAAAACGGCGGGTTCGTGGTCATCACTCACGGCAACCCCGCTAATATGCCGATGTATGAAACGATAAAGGAGCTGCAAGATCGGCTCACGGATATTGCGAAGGAGGTGTTTTCATGATCGATGTGGAGAGCCAAATCTACACGCCGATTGCGGAAGCCCTGAGAGCGCAGTTTCCCGGTATTCTGGTCAGCGGCGAGTATGTCAACGCTCCCTCCCGTTTCCCCTATGTGAGTCTCGTGGAGCAGGATAACTACACCACGGAAGCTCACATGGACAGCGGCGATACGGAGAGGTTCGCCACGCTGATGTACGAGGTGAATGTCTACTCCGACAAGGCAGGTAGTAAGAAGACTGTTTGCCGCAAAATCATGAAGTTCGTGGACGATCTCATGTATGCCAAGAACTTCCGGCGCATTTCCCTTTCCCCGGTTCCCAATTTGGAGAACGCAACAATCTACCGTCTGGTGGCTCGATACAAAGCCGAAACGGACGGAACTACTCTTTACAGGAGGTAAATGAAATGGCTATTTCCACCTACAAGGTATTCCTCATGAAGAAGGCCGCTGAGGGTTCCACTTGGAGCAAGCTGATCGACATTAAGGAGTTCCCTGACCTCGGCGGCGAACCCGAAATGCTGGAAACCACCACCCTGAGCGACAATATGCAGACCTACATCGCCGGTATCCAGTCTCTCGATGGTCTGTCCTTTACCGCCAACTACACCCTATCCGATTTCCAGACCCTCAAAGCTCTGGAAGGTAAGAAGGAGAGTTATGCGGTTTGGTTTGGCGGCACCGAGAGCGATGGCACCGTCACTCCCGATGGTTCCAACGGCAAGTTCAGCTTTGACGGCGAGCTGTCTGTGTACCCCGTGGGCGGCGGCGTGAACGAAGTGGTGAACATGAACATCACGATCGCTCCTTCCACCCCCATCACCTTCTCCGCTACCTAAGACACCAACAACAGCCGTATTGATAAGGAGGATTTATCATGGCAAAGCAGCTTACGATCAATGACCCCACTTCCGGCGTGACCTATACGCTGGAATACACCCGCAAGACCGTGGAAGCGATGGAGAAGAACGGCTTCGTTGCCGCCGATGTGGAGCGCAAGCCGATGACCATGCTCCCGGCGCTGTTCGCCGGTGCGTTCCTTGCCCATCATCGGTTCGTGAAGCGTGATGTGATCGACAACATCTACGCCCGTCTGAACCATAAGGACGAGCTGATCTCCGCTCTGGTGGAGATGTATAACGAACCTCTGCTGAGTCTGCTGGACGAGCCTGAGCAGGAGGGCAACGAGGGAAACCTGAACTGGAAGACCGGCTGGTAAGCGACCGATCTTCCAGAAGTGAGGGGGGCGGCGGCGACCATCGCCCCGCTCCCCTTCTTGCTTACACTCCGAAGTTTTACGAGGTTTTCCCGTATTATCTCTCTATTGGTATGACCTACGAGCAGTTTTGGGAACAGGACTGCGAGTTGGTGAAGTATTACCGAAAGGCGGCACAGATCAGGCAAGACCTGAGAAATCAAGACGCATGGTTGCAAGGAGCTTATTTCTATGAAGCTCTCATTGACGCAGCCCCCGTCCTTCGTGCTTTTGCCAAGAAGGGAACTAAGCCCACGCCGTATCGGGAAAGTCCGTATGAACTGTTTAATCGGCAGGATAAGAAACAGCAAAAACAGCTTCAAGAAAAACACGATGATCGAGCCAAGGCATATATGGAAGCCTTTATGGTATCGGTCAACAAAAAATTTCAAGAGAAAGGTGGTGGCGTAAGTGGCTGATAATGTGGAAATTCAGGGATTGGAGTTTCAGATCGTCAATGACAGTACGCAGGCGGTCGCAGGACTTCAAAACCTGATTAACACGCTCAATCGTCTGAAAACCGCTACCAACGGTGGCGCAACGGGTCCGAGCAAGACCGCTCAGGGTATTCGGGAGCTTTCCAATTCCCTGAAAGGCTTGAACAGCGGTGACGCTTCTCAGAAGATCACCCGTCTTGCTAATGCGTTGACCGCTTTGAGTCAGGTTGGAAATGTGAAGATTTCTTCTTCCATCGCCAACCAGCTCACGGCAATCAACACCGCTCTCGCTGGTCTGAAATGGACGGACGGTGACAAGCTGACCGCCCTTGCCAACGGCTTACGCCCTCTCTCCGAATTGGGCAAGGCCAATATGACCACCTTCATCAATCAGCTTTCCAAGCTGCCAAAGGTGATTGAGGATTTGGACAAGGCGGATATTGGCAAGTTTACGCAGGAAATGACCGCTCTCGCCGCTGCTATGAAGCCTTTTGCCGATGAAATGCAGAAGGTGTCCAACGGCTTCTCGGCGTTCCCGTCCAAAATCCAAAAGCTGATTACCAGCACGGAGAAATACAACACTTCCGCCAGTAAGGCGACCGCTACGACCGGAAAGTTTACAAGCGGACTGAAAGCATTGAATGTCGCCGCTGTTGCAATCACTTTCCGCAGGATTGGTCACTACATCGCACAGGCAGTCACAGAGTCCAATAAGTACCAAGAAGACCTGAACCTGTTCACGGTCGCCTTGGGGCAGTATGCCGCCGAAGCTCAAAACTACGCTGAAAAGGTATCCGATGTCATGGGTATTGACCCGGCACAATGGCTTCGCAATCAGGGCGTTTTCAACACTCTGCTGACTGGCTTTGGCGACACAGCTGACCGAGCGCAGCTCATGAGCCAAAATCTGACGCAGTTGGGCTACGACATTTCCTCCTTCTTCAATGTTTCCATTGAAGACGCTATGCAGAAGTTACAGTCCGGTATTTCCGGCGAGTTGGAACCTCTGCGGCGCTTGGGCTACGATTTGTCGCAGGCACGGTTGGAGCAGACCGCTTTGAAGCTTGGTATCAAGGAAAGCGTTGCCAACATGACGCAGGCGGAAAAGGCGGAACTGAGATACTACGCCATTATGACTCAGGTAACGACCGCTCAGGGCGATATGGCAAGAACGCTGGAAGCTCCCGCCAACCAGCTTCGTATCTTGCAGGCACAGCTTACGCAGGCCGCACGAGCTATCGGTAACATCTTCATTCCCGCACTGAACGCAATTCTTCCCTATGCAATCGCCGTTGTTCAGGTCATTCGAGAGATCGCCAACGCTCTTGCCAACCTTGCGGGTTTCAAGCTGACCGAGGTGGACTATTCGGGAGTGAACAGCGCCGCCGTTGGTGCCGGGGCTTTGGCAGATAACCTCGATGACGCTGCCGGAGCCGCCAAGAAGTTGAAGCAGTACACCGCAGGCTTTGACGAGCTGAATGTCTTTGCTCCCAACACAGGAAGCGGTTCCGGGGCGGGTGCCGGTGGTGTAGGCGGATTTGATTTTGAACTGCCTACCTATGATTTTCTTGGTGACGCTGTGCAAACCCGCATTGGCGAAATCAAGAAAATGATCGAGGACAGCCTTGCGGAGATCACCACCATTGTCTCCGGTTTTATGCTGGCGGTCGGTGCCATTCTGGTCGTGACCGGCGTAAATATTCCGCTGGGTGTCGGTCTGATGGCGGCTGGTGCAGTCGGCCTTGCAGCTACCGTTGGGCTGAATTGGACAGCTATGAGTAGCGAACTGGCAAGTACGCTGGCTCTCATTACAGGTGTTGTCGGCGGCTTCCTGCTGGCTCTTGGCGCAATTATGGCATTTTCCGGGGCGAACCTCCCTCTTGGTATCGCTTTGATGGCCTTGGGTGGGGCAAGCCTTGTATCTGCCGCTGTTATCAACTGGCATAACAGCGACCGACACCTCACTGACGCTTTGACCACCTTAACGGGAGTTTTAGCGGGTGCTTCTCTGGCAGTCGGCGCTATGTTGGCTTTCACCGGAGTTGCAACCGGGCTGGGTATTGCGCTGATGGCTGTCGGTGCTGTTACTCTCGTTTCCGCCGCAGCTCTGAACTGGAACAGTATCCCGGACGCTCTGGCTTCCCCCCTGTCCAGAGTAGGACTGCTGGTCAGCGGCGCAACCTTGGCTCTCGGTGCTATTCTCGCATTTTCCGGGTGTATGCCCCTCGGTATCGCTCTTATGGCAATCGGTGCTGCTTCTCTGGCTTCCGTGATGGCTCTCAACTGGAACGGCCTAAGTGATGAAATTCAAAATGTGATCGCCGTTATCACCACGGTCGTATCGGTGGCGTTCCTCGCTGTGGGTGCGGCGCTGGCTTTCTCCGGGGCAAATATTCCGCTGGGTCTGGCTCTACTGGCGGCTGGTGCGGTCATGATGGGTACGGCTATCATGCCGAACTGGAACGACCTTTCTGATAATGTTCAGCAGAAGATCAGTATAATGACCACCGTTGTCGGCGGCGCACTCTTGGCAGTCGGTGCTATCCTCGCCCTAAGCGGCGTTGCCCTTCCTCTCGGCCTTGGTTTGATGGCGGCGGGTGCGTTGAGTCTTGGTGCTTCTGCCGCTTTGAATTGGGATTTCGTTGTCAATTCCATCAAGAAGGTCGTATCGGTCATCACAGGTATTCTTAGCGGCGCATTGATCGTTCTCGGTGTGCTGTTATGCCTGAGCGGTGCGGGTGTCGGCCTTGGCCTTGCGGTACTGGCGGCGGGTCTGTCTTTGTCCTATGCGGCATGGACGCTGGACGATAACCCTATCACTCGCTTTGTGCGGCAGATGGCAAACTCGATCATTGGGTTAGTGAATGGTGTCATTGACGCAATCAATGATATGTTCCACATTCAGTTCGATGGTTTGACCGTCATGGGTATCACGCTTATTCCAGCGTTTGATATTCGGCTGGTCAATATCCCGCACATTCCGTTCTTCGAGGACGGTGGTTTCCCGGACGAAGGGCAGCTCTTTATCGCCCGTGAAGCCGGTGCGGAGATGGTTGGTGCGATGGGTCGCAGAACAGCGGTCGCCAACAATGACCAGATTGTTGAGGGTATCTCCGCTGGCGTGTCCATCGCCAACGATGGCGTGATCGCCGCTATCTACGCTCTGCTGAACGCTGTGGAGGAAAAGGACTTGTCTGTAAATATTGGTGACAACCAGATTGGGGAGTCCTATGACCGTTATAACCGCAGCAGAGGTGTCCGTGTGAATACTGGCGCTTTCAGTAATGCCTACTAAGGAGGGCTGAGGAAATGCAAAGTTTTATCACGATCAATGGCACAAAGTTTCCTCAGCCCCGTAGGGGCTTAGAGTTAATGACCGCCACCATCGTTAATTCCGCTCGAAACGCCAACGCCGTTGTTGTAGGGCAGAAGGTCGGAAGAGATCAGCAGAAGGTCAACAACCTCTTTTGGGGCTACCTGACAGCGAAACAATGGTCTGCCATGTTGCAGATTTTTGACAAGAACTTCTTTGTGACGGTCACTTACCCCGACATGGTAAATAATCGCTGGACAACTCGAAAGATGTACCCCGGCGACCGCACGGCGACCCCGTACCACCTTGACCCGAACACGGGACTTCCTGCGGACTACATTAACTGCAAAGTCAATGTCATTGACTGCGGCGAACCGTTCTAAGGAGGTGCAGCCGTGAAACAGGTAAGCAACGCTTACAAGTTGTCGATGAAGTCCATGCTTCGTGACCAGTCCTTCGTGGAGATCACCTTCTCTCAGGTGGACACGGCAGCGGCAACGGACGGAGATTGGGTCAGCAACGGAGCGCAAAGCTATTCCGAGTTCGACACGCTGGACTACGGGTATGACTATCAGGAGTCCTACGCCGCCTTGGAGTTGAACCGCTGGGCGCTGGACGGTAACACGGTCATCGTTCCTTCTTCCGGGACGATGTATGACGGCTTCATTTCGAGTCTCATGAGTAATGCTGAGGGCAAGTTCACCACCTCTGCGGTGCTGACCCGTGCTTTCAGCAATCCCCATACCTTCCCCGGTATCACCTTGACCTTCGACACCCGCTATCAGGAATGGCCTGAAAGTGTGACGGTAGATTTCTACCTGAACGGCGAAGTATTGGAGAGCCTGACGGTTCCCGTGACGGGGACTGAGGTAATTGTTGATACGAAGGTCGCTTCCTGTGACAAGATCGTGTTGACGATGGGAAACACCCTCCCGTACCGCCGCTCCCGCTTGCAACAGGTTCTCTACGGCGTTCAGAAGAAGTTCGGCAACGATGATATTGTTTCTACGAAGCAGTCTCACGATGTTGACCCTCTCTCCCGCAGACTGCCGCAGGAAACCATGCAGTTCGTTCTTCTGGACTACGAACACAATTATGACCCTGACAACCCCAAGGGTATTTACGCCTACTTGGATAAGAAGTCTCCCGTGGCTATTCGGTTCGGCTATATGCTTCCGACCGGCAAGGTCGAGTGGTTGAAAGCTGATAAGTATGTGCTGAACAGCAAGCCGAAAGCCGCTAAAAATCAGGCCACCTTCACAGGTACGGGTCTGATCGGCAGTCTGACGGGAACCTTCTACAAGAGCAAACTCGGTTCCAAGAACTTCTACGACATGGCAGAGGAAGTGCTTCTGGACGCAGACCTGACGCTGACGGAACAAGGTACGCACCCGTGGGTGATCGACCCGACCTTGAAGCAGATGTTTACCACGGCGGCGCTTCCCATCGACACGCACATGAACTGCCTGCAACTGATCGCTCATGCCTGCCGCTGCCGCCTGTTCACAGATGATGACAATATCATTCACATCAAGCCCTTCGGCGTGACTGCGGTTGGTATTTACAGCGGCGTATGGGCAGATAACGGTCATTTATGGTACAGCGAGTGGGATACCGTTGACCGTGGCAATAAGGTCGGCAACACCTATGCGGCTCTGGAGCTGAACCGCTGGACGCTGGACGGTGGAGATCAGGTCATCATCGAAGATACCGACCCCTCCGGTCGAGGGTTTATCAGCGAAGCGATGACTGCGGCAGATGGCAGTTATACCACGAAGCCGACCTTCACCAAGACCTTCGATGTTTCTCACGATCTTCCCGTGCTGGCCTTCCGCTTCGATACCCCGCTGGCTGAGTACCCCACCTCTATTCAGGTGAAGTATTACGCCGGGACGAAGCTACTGGACACGCAGACTGTGACTGGTATTACTTCGGCTGAGGTGTTCGTCAACAGCGAAGCAGCGATTGATTGCACCAAGATTGAGGTCACGATGGACGGTGGTCTGCCGTACCGCCGTATGCGGGTAAGCAAGCTCTACTACCGTGAAACGGACTTCACGCTGGACTTTGACTCGATCTCTCAGGACTCGCAGTCCATTACGAAGATTGACCAACTCAAAGCGGTGTCTGTCGCCAAGTATGCTTACACGGCGGCAAATGACACCACCAAACTATTTGAGGGAACGACCACCGAAACTCAGCTTCATGTCGAGTTCTCTGGTCTTGCACAAGATGTTTCCATCTCTGTTTCTGGCGGAACGCTGGTATCTTCCAGCATTTATGCCAGAGCTGCGGATTTGGTGTTATCCTCCGGCACCAAAACCGTAGTTGTTACCGGCAAAACTCTGTCTGAGAACTCGGTGGTCGTTTCCTATCCCGTGGCTCTCGATGGAGAAATCGACAAGGAGGAAAATCCCCTTATCACCAACGATACGATGTGCGCCGCTCTTGCCACTCAGGTGACGAAGTATCTGCAAATGCAGAACACCTATCAGGCAAGCTACCGTGGCAACCCTGAGTTGGAAGTGGGCGATGTGATTGGCTTGCAGACGCTCTACACCGATGAAATGGACGCATTGATCTTGGTGGACGAGATCACATTTAACGGCTCTCTGAGCGGAAAGTTGAAGGTGAAAGGTCTGATATGAGCATTATTGATACGCTTGTCTACGACCGCACACAGGCCGATGTGGACAGGGTTTTTACCCTGAAAAACAAAATCCTCACGGAAGGGCTTTCGAGCCTTTCCGCTGAGGAAAAGGCCGAGTACATGGCTGGCATGAAGGGTGCCTACAATTACGGAGACATGAACCGTGTAGGGCAGGCGGTAGCGTATATCGCCAACCGCATGACTTCTCTCCCCGGTCAGTTGGCGGCATACCGAGCGGAGAAGGGAGTCGATGATGACCCGATCTACGAAGTTCCGTATGACCCTTCTACGGTGGTGGTTGCGGCGAAGACGAATTGGGCGATGGGTGATACGCCCACCCAATCTCTCGTGAAAGTCTACTTGAACAACCTGACGGTTCTCCGCAAGCAGCTCACGCTTCCTTCGGACGCACCTCTGGTTCCGAGCAGTCTGGACAATCTCACTTTTTCCACGGCAAACGACATTGAATATCTCCTGTATGTCATCGACACAACGCTGACTAAGGTGGAAACCGAGTTGTATTCCAAGATCGACCACACGGTTGACGCTTTCGCCTATGTTGGTCTGTATAACTGCGGGGAGTAAGGAGGAAATTGCATGAAAGATACTGTCATCAAGGGCAACGGTAAATCCCGCTCCATCAAGGCTCCTACCGATATGCCCGAAACCTTTGAGGAATGGCGCACACAGCTTCTCGCTGGCACCGCTACCCTCGACATTGGCCTGAACGCCGCAGGCTGTGATGTGGTCGGCACCGCCTTGACCAAGGCGAATATGCTGTCCGACACCACGAAGTCGGCGCTGGAACTGACCGGCAGCGACCCCACGGTAAATGACGCTCTGTACGCCCTGAGCCAGAAGGGTTCTCCCGCTGAGGTTCGTGTCTATGGTGATACCGGCACGACCGTCACCATGACCAGAGGTGGAAAGACCCTGACCGGCACGGTCGCTTCTACTGGCTACGCCACTCTGTACCCGACCGAGTTGGGTGACTGGACTATCGTGTTCACCTACAACGGCTCTCAGAAGACTAAGGTTTACACGCTGGAAGTCATCGGTATCGTGTACGTCTACCCCTTTGTGGTCGGCGCTACGCTGGAAGCTACCACTTGGGACAACATTGCCGTTGTATCCAAGTTTGGTCAGGCTCAAAACTACTGGAAGGTCGGTGACAAGAAGAACATCACCGTCAACGGCGTGACCTATGCGGCGCAGATCATCGGTTTCGACCATGATACTCTGACCACCGCAGACGGTAGCCGCACCAAGGCTGGTATCACCTTCCAGTTGGTTGACTGTATGAAGACCACCTATCCCATGAACAGTTCCAACACCAATGCGAACGGCTGGAAGGGTTCTGTTATGCGTACCTCTACGATGGCGACCCTGCTGAACCAGCTCTCGACCGATCTGAAAAATGTGTTGAAGTTCGTGAACAAGGTATCCAGCGTTGGTAACAACAGTTCCGGTCTGGAAACCACCTCCGATAAGCTGTTCCTGCTGTCCGAGATCGAGATTTTCGGCTCTACTCAGTATTCTTACGCCGGTGAGGGTAAGCAGTATGAGTATTACGCCGCAGGCAACAGCACCATCAAGAAGGTCAATGGTTCTGCGTACAGCTGGTGGGAGCGTTCTCCTATTTCTGGCAACACCGACAATTTCTGTTATGTCAACAGCAACGGCAGCGCCAACACTAACAGCGCCAGCTACTCCTATGGCGTGTCCTTCGGCTTCTGCGTTTAATCCCCGATTTCATCAACACCAATCCCGCCCCGTCAGGGGCGGTGTAAGAAAGGAATGTTGGCGTGTCAGTCATCAAAGCTATGCGTGGCGAAAGTGCCATGCAGTTCATCGAAACCGCCAGACGGTTAGAACTTCATGCGTTCTCCGTTTGCACCAAGGCTCCTAAGAGATACGCACCTCTGCTGACGAACCGTATCTTCGAGCTGGCTTCCACGGTTCACGAGGAAAACTCGACCGGGGCGAGATGACCTTGGCTGACATTCGATGTTCGGTGGACTCTTACAACGGTCACATGAAGCGAGGTCACAGCTTCAAGGTGCGGCAGCGCACCAATCAATATTTCAAATCATTGTACGGGTTCTACCCGAACAAGAAAGGTTGGGAGACTCATGTTTAAGATCATCAAGAAGGACGCAGTTCTCGGCATTGTGAGCAATCTGACTTGGGTGCGTATGCAGGACAACGGTTGCTACGGCTTGACTGTCGAGGACAATGCACAGGGTATTGCCCTGAACGGCACCGTGTACCATGTCAATGGACACCCCAAACTGGACGGTGTTGAAACCGTTTCGGTTGAGGAAGTGGACGATGGTGTTTACGCCACCAGTCTGACCGCTTTGCTGACCGACCCGAACGACCTCCGCAATTCTGAGCAGTTCCGCAAGGCTGTCCAGATGTTCGCCAAGAGCCTTGATGAAGACTCTGCGATGGTGGTTGCGACCATCTATGACCCCTATCAGGCCGATCATGCCTATGCGGTCGGTGATTACTTCACCTACGGTGTAAACAGCGTGGGCGACCCGCAGCTCTACAAGGTGGTGCAGGCACACACCTCGCAAGCGGATTGGAAGCCTGACGCACTTCCCGCTCTTTACACCCCGATTGGCCTGACCCCCTCTGGCTATCCTGTGTGGACTCAGCCCACCGGCGCACATGACGCTTACAACAAGGGCGACATTGTGAGCTATAACGACAAGCTGTACCGCAGTCTGATCGATGGGAATGTGTATGCCCCGGACGCTTACCCCGATGGATGGGAAGAATACACAGGCGAGTAAGGGAGGGCATGACATGAGTGACGCAATCATCGTTGCTATTATCACGGGTGGTCTGAGTCTGCTTGGCATCATCTACTCGTCCAGTAAATCCGCAGATAAAGTTGACGCAAAGCTGGACAAACAGCAGGCGGTCATCGAAACCAAGATGGACGAACTGACCCGTGAGGTACGGGAACACAACAATTTTGCGAAGCGTATGCCCGTGGTTGAGGAACAGATCAAGGTCATCAACCACCGTATCGAGGACTTAGAGGGATTCCACAAACCCGCTTGACCCGAAAATCAGGTGAGAAAGGTGAGTAATCGGGTCAAAATCCCTATAACTTCTTCTTAGTACGCGCGTATAAGAGGGAGTTTATGGGAAAAACGCCCGATTACTCACCTAAGTCACCTAAATTAAAAAAAATTGGAGGTAAAAATTATGCTCGAAACTATTTTGCACAACCTGACGAACATTGGCTGGGCTATGCTGATCTTCCTCTGTGCGTACCTTTCTAATGTGGCTTTCTCGATGTACTACAACATTAAAATCCTGTTGCAGCCCTTCGACAAGCAGAAAATCATCAACTCCGGCTTGAAGATCGGCGTGTTCGTCATCGGTCTGACCCTCTTGTGTCTGGCGGTCACTACGCTGCCCCTGTTTGCCAGCATGATCGGGTGGGAAATCCCGGCTGAGTACACCGACATTTTCAGCGACCTCGTAATTATTGGTGCGGTACTGATGGTGTCCTGCAAGTACATCGTGGAAGCATTTACGAAGTTTAAGGCAATTTTGGACTCTACGAAGGAGGACAAGACCTATGATGAAATCAAGTGAACTGGTCGCCAAGGTCGTTGACATCGCCAAGCACTACAAGACCCTGTATGTCATGGGGTGCTTCGGTGCGCCGCTGACAGCCACCAATAAGACCCGCTACACCAAGAACCACACCTACAACATGGCGGCGGCTCGTACCGCTATGATTATGGCGGCGACCCCTGACACCTTTGGCTTTGACTGTGTGAACCTTATCAAAGCTGTTCTGTGGGGCTGGACAGGGGATAAGACCAAAGCCTACGGCGGTGCCAAGTACGCCGTGAACGGTGTCCCTGACATTGGTGCTGACACCATGATTGCGAAGTGTAAGGACGCTTCCGCTTCTGGCTGGGGCAATCTCGACCCCGGCGAAGTGGTGTGGACTACGGGTCACATCGGCGTGTATATCGGCAACGGCCTTGCGGTCGAGTGTTCCCCTCGTTGGGAGAATAAAGTGCAGATCACCGCTGTCGGTAACATTGGTGCCAAGAACGGCTACAACACCCGTACTTGGAAGAAGCATGGACACCTCCCGTATGTGATCTATGATAAGACTGTGACTCCCACTCAGCCAGAAACGGTCAAGCCTGCCCCTGTCACCGAGGTCAAGGCGAAGGGTGTTGCCCGGTCTTTCAATAAGGCTGTGGCGGGTGCTTATACCGTGACTGCTGGTTCTGGCCTGAATGTCCGTGACGCTGCTGGGACGGACAGTAAGGTGCTGGTGATTATCCCCAAGGGAACCATCGTCAGGAACTACGGCTACTACACCGTTGTAAACGGCGTTAAATGGCTCTATGTGACGTTCTCGTACAAGAGGGTAAATTATACTGGCTTCGTGTCAGAACGCTTCCTGAGCCGCTGAGAGGGCTTCCTATGGGTGGTAAGCAAACGCAGTCTAAGTCGAAGCCAAAAATGAAGCGGCGTACCAAGTTCGCAATCCTCGCAGTCTTCAATCTGACTTGGTATGCGATTGCCGTTCTTGTCCTTTCAGCGTATGACAAGGTGGTGCCGGACAGTCTGACTAAGGCATGGTTCATGGCTTGGACGGTCGAGCTTGCCCTTCTGTTCGGTATCAAGGTCAAGAGTCCAAAAGAAACCTCAGACGAGGACGCTCAGGGGTGAGAAAATGCAAGTGTTGAAAGAAATCACGCTCGACAAGGTTATCAATCTCTATGAGGGTATTATCGTTCACGACAAACAGCAGCTCATTGAATGGGACGCTCACCGCCGCACTCCGATCTATGATTTGAAGAAGCGGACGTTGGCTCAGGATAAGATGATCTTGGGTGCGCTGAAATGCGCCAGAGCGAACGGATACTCCGGCGAAGAATAAAAGAAAGACACTCCTTGTCGATTAAGACAAGGAGTGTCTTTTGGTTTGGACGAAGACCGTACCCCACACAATGTAGGGTTCGGATATGCGTCCAATGGTGGACGATAGCCCCTCTAATCCGAACTCTTGACCACCATTATCCACTCTAAAAGTTTTGGTTTTACATGAGGTGAGATTATATGCGGTGGTAATTCTGTATCCGTCAGGTTCATCCCATACCGTGACTGAATTGACCAGCAAATCTATAAGTTGTCGTTTGAAATCGTCATTGGCTATATCACCGTTTTTGAATTGATAAAGCCAACCTGTAATTTGCTTTCGGTCGATGTGATAAAACAGCTTGTTTTCTTCTGCAATCTGTTTTAGGACACCTTTTTTCTCTTTCTCTAAATCCGTAAGTCGATTTAAGAGAGTGTCGGAAGCTACGCCTTTTTCAATAGCCTTGGTGATATTGGATATGCTCTGCCCGATTTCCTTTTGTCTGGCGGTCAACGCCGGAATACGGGTGGTTTCCCTCAAATCTCGTTCGGACTGAGATAAGGCCATATCAGCCATCTCTTCGATAGCGTCATCGGTTAGCAGACTTAAAGCATCCTGAGCGACAATGGTTTCAATCCATTCTTTTCGCAAAGGTCGTTTGTCACAACCCTGTTTCCTTTTTCTGCTGTAACAAGAGTAGTAATTGTGAACTGTTCCTGTTTTACTTGTTCCGCTCTCACCGTTCATAGAAGCCCCACAATGCCCGCAGAACAGTTTTCCAGACAAGAGATAATCTACCTTAGCCTTACCTCTTGCCGGGGCTTCTGCGACCTTAGAAAGCCGTTTCTGTACCGTATCGAATAGCTCCTTATCAATGATGGCAGGAATAGTATCTTTCATTGTGATTTCCTTGTAAGTGTAGGTTCCGATATAACGGGTATTTCGGAACATAGATTTGAAAGAGCTGCGGTTAAACTCCGCACCTTTGGCGGTGCGGTAGCCTTTTAGATTGAACAGTCGGCAAATGTCGGCAATACTCTCACCGCCAGCATAGCGTTCAAATGCTTCCTGCACTATTGGGGCGGTTGCGGGGTTTATAACCAGTCTGTGAT